CTGCTGAGCTACAGCTGCAACACCATCAAGTTGATCGCGGGTCTTAGCAAGCTCTGCTTCTTGCTGTTTAAATGCTTCGATTTGTTGAGAAGGAAGACCATCCTCATAAGCCTTACTAAGGCCATCAAGCATGTCTGCCTCATTCTTCTGCTTACCAATGGTGACAAGAGTGTTGCCAAGAGTCTCTGAAAAATCAGCAAGATAGGTAAGCTTCTGGAGCTTCATGTTCTCAAGAGCAGTCTGCCTGAAGGCGTCCATATTTTGCTGCTCTGTCTGCATGTTCTGCCGTAGCAGAGGAGTTACATCCGGGGCTTGAATAGCGTTAAGGCCTTGGCCTTGGGCAAAACCCTGGAACTGCAACTGTGATTCAACACGTTTCATTAAGAAAGTCGTCCGGGTAACGAGAACGCAAGGTTGGTATTGTTAGCCATAGCACCTGGGAATGAAGTGCTAGTTTTAAAAGAAGAATTTGAGCCTCCGCTTGATGGCGCTCTAAGTGCTGCATAAGTACTGAGACCAGACATCAAACTATTGCCAATCATCAAAGCAGTATTAAATCCACTAGGAGCCTGAGGCATTGGGACAGCGGATTGGAGAGTAGGAGCGATAGCAACCTGCTGCCAAGCGTTGAGGTTTTGGCTAAACGAGTCGCGGGAGATCTGATCGAGGTTTCTTGCTGATTGAGCCTGAGCACTAGCCAAACTCTCAGCCTGGATAGCTTGGTTGCGACCAAACTGACCAAGAGTGCCAACAAGGTTTGCACGGGCAGCACTCTTGCCATAGCGTTCAGTAGCGTTGTTAGCTCCACGAGTTTCAACAAGGTTTTGAAGAGCACCTTGTTGTTGAAAGGCTGCTTGAGCAAACAACTCATTGAGTCGAATTTGCTCCGCTGCATAGGCACGGTTAGCAGCATCACGGTTGTAACCGTACTGCTCTTGGACCATGCCAAGCTGCCGTCCAAAGTTCTGCTCAGTCCGCCTGTTGGCGGTCTCAGTCATGGCATTTTGGAAGGCAGTGTTGTATGCAGCTTGACCAGCAGCCTCATTTTGCTGATTCAAACCACCAAGGATTCCCATGCCAGCCTGTGCTGCACCAAGGATTATTGGAAGGACCATAGTCGTACAAACTCGACAAAATAAAGATTATTTGGACCGAAGGGAATTACCCTTAAAAACTTAAAACCCAAGTGCTTGAGCAACTTGAGGTGAAGAGTGTTTCGTATGTCTGCACAATTAAAAAGAATGGGATGATGTAAATCATCAAGCCATCGACGAGCTTCTTTACAGAATAGAAGAGGTTTCTCTTTTACTGCTGATGTACAATGCATCCATATACAGCCATCAGCGGAAACACCTGCAAGACCAAGGTCAACACCATCATCTGTAGAAAAGATGGTGGCACCTGTGGTGGAAATATCAAGAGACAAAGAAAGGGTAGGGTTTAGCCCCGCCCCCTCTTGAATCTCGCGCTTGTCTGCGCTCAGTAGATTGAGTGCTAGCTGGGGTACATCAGTCAGGGTTGCTGGCCGAAATACGATCTTAGACACGCTTATAGAATTTGTTGTTGTAACGCCCCTCCCAGGTCAAGCCAAGAATGCTCACAGGGAACGGAGTATCCCCCACAATAGTTACACCAAGGTTCTCATTGCGTTGGTAGACAGGGACAACATGGATGGCCGTAGCCTGCATGTTGACGTTGTTGAGGACGTAGTTATTTGGCTGAGCAACACTTATAGTGTTGTTCCAGCTGGGAATACCAGTAATATTGATTTGATAAGTAACAGGACCACTTAAACCAGTAGCGACATTCAAACGGTGGATAATCAAGTCGGCGGTGTAGTCAGTAGACGACACATCACTGTCAGACTTGGAGATGTAGAACTTGGGAAGCTCAACCTCCATGTTGTACAGGTAGCCAACAATCAGATCACGCCCTCTGTAGTCACCATCAATATCCACGTAATATGCCCCTGCAGAGCCCTGTACGGTGGGATAAAGCACTGCGCCTACCGACTGACTCGACAGGTCGTTGGAGCCCCCTATGAAGCCTCCTAGGGCCATCACAGTAAACGTTTTAGCAGTGATGTGATCAAAGGGCAGATAGACACGAGTGGTGTCGATACCGGAGGTGTACGTCCTGTAGGGGTTGGTATCAAACCAATCCAGACACACGTCCGTTTTCTCTCCAGTAGGGAGGGTGAGAAAGCCTTCCTCGTTAGCCTGAGTGAGGTCATAGGACAACACCTGGACCTTGGTACCATCAGTGACTACGGTATAGAAGGTGCTGGCATCGAAAAATTGATCTAGCAAATTACCAGTCAGCTGCCACTTGTACCAGCTCTGAGCAGGCCGCTTTTCACCGTCTTGGAGAAACTTGTACTGGTATAGCATTGAACTACCCTTGGTTCCAAGAGACACAATGGAAAGACCTGGGGAAGAGATCAGAGAATCAACGGTACTGGGAATCAACTCGGGGACAGGCTTTGACTGTTCATACATGAACGGCGGTCTGTCATTGCTGATCTCAAACAACTCAAAGACACGGGTGTAGAGCGGAGTCTTGGAGATGAATGCTTGAGTAGTACCTAGGGGAACTGCTTTGACATTAGACTCACACTCGTAAGTACTAAGGGTGTTGATCTTGGCAGTCTTCGGACTAAGGATATCGGAGTCAGTGGTCAACAGGAACTGGTCGTTCTGTCCATAAAGAACAAGACCTACGCTGGCTTGAAGGACATAGTTCAAGCTGACTGGTCGTGTGGAAGAGGCAGTGATATCAATCGGATCATCATCGCTGACGGTCAACGCAGTGCCAGAAAAGAAATTGAAATAGTCACCAGCTTTGCTCAAGACGACAGCTTCATTAGAAAGGAAACCCAGACGGTTCCTATAGAAGAAGATGCCACTAATCGTGGAACCAACAAAGCTTGGCACAGGGTTGGTTTCGTTATCACCAACAACACGGTCTTCCCAGGTCACAGGTCCAAACAGGAACGAGCCATCTGTCTGACGAACAAGCTGATGAGGCATCGTTAGCTCATCTAGCTGGTAAGTAATTCCAGGTGCTGTGGTTTCTTCCCAAACACCAGGACCATAGTTTTGACTATTGGTGGTCTTAAACTCAACCCACATATCATCGACATCGATGTCCTGAGAGTTGGTGACCTGTACCTTGTATCCGTTTTTGGATTGATTTGGAAGACGGCTGATCGTGCTGACCTGATCTTGGAAAGCAAAGATGCCATCCTCTTGGGTAGAGCCTCTGGACTCGATAGTGAAAGAGCTAGAGTTGGAAATGTAAATACCAGGACCAACAGCAACAGCTGTAAAACCACCAACGCCGTTAATGGCAGTAGCAAGGTTAGAAGTAATAGTTTGTGTATCCGCAACACCAGCCGCTGCGTCCTGTGGCGTGGTGTAGCTGTAGGTAGTTCCATTCAGAACAACCTGGTACTTGCTGTTATAAGCAACCACGGTGATAACAACCATTGCCTGCTTTGCAAGAGCGGCTATAGTAGCTGCCTTCATCGCAACAACCTTCTTCTTATTGAGAACGAAGGTGTAATCGTTGAGGGTTAAGAACTCCAGGTCTGCAGCAGTGGCATCCTTGAGATAGGCATTGCTAGGTACCGTGGTGATTGCACAATTACTAAGTTGAGTATTGTAGGTACTACGCTTGGTAGCCTCATCAGAGACAGCGTTGTTGTAGTTGGTCTGAGCTGTTGCCATGGCAGTCGAAGCCGTTGACAACTGACCAGCAGTATGGGTTGCAGCTACGGTAACAAGAGCCTGAAAAACCTTGAATCCTTGGCTTGCCAGCAGTGGATGCTCATTGGTAAAGTCATTACCAAGAGCGTATCCAGCTGGCAGGTTGGCAGAATTAGAAACAATAGATCCGTTGTTGTAAACAGTATAAATACCAGCAGGGCTTTGAATAATCCCTGAGACCATGTACTGCTCAATGTCCCCATAGGGGTAGCTGTAGTTAACAGCAAAGATATCGTTGACTGTTGCAGTCTGACCTTCAAACGCTTCTGCGTATGCAGATTGTGCATTGTTTAGCTCAGTCAGACGAGTAGCTGTAAGTGCGCGTGCTGTGTTGTAATCAGCAAGAGCCGTCTGAAGGTTTGTCTGATTACAGCCACCGGGCACACCTGTGTTGCTACCCATATTGACTCGCCTGGACGAACCGTCAATTAGACTCCAAATGCGGAAGATGTTGTCAGCATATTGACCAACATACTTTTCTTCGTTGTCCCTCAGGATTGAAAACCAACGTCCTCCTGAGCTTGCATTAATAAGACTGGAAATAAACTTACCACCAGGACGCTTCAAAAGTCCCAGAGCGTAGTCAGGAAAAGCATTGACAGAATCTCTTACTTGGCCAGGAAACTTACGGGTGTCAGGCTGCTGAGAGATGCCAAGAAATAAGTTGGGAATCCGTTGGGTAACTGTACTCATCGCGCAAGAGCCTGGAACGGTTGATAGCTGGTGTAGTAGTTCTGCCCATCACGGAAACCAAACATCGTGTAGTCGCCTTGGTTGCATTCGTACTCAAGGGCATAGGCACGAGTCTGAAGTTCCTGTTCAGCCAGAAGCTTATTAATCTCTTGATCGCCAATCATCTTTGTGGCACACATCCGCGCAGCTCGTGCTGTGATGTAAGCCTGAATAGCAGGTGGGACATCAGTAAAATCGAAATACCACACCATGTCTGCATAGACAGAAGATTGAAACTGGTAGGTGTGATTTTGCTTGTCGTACAACTTCCCATTTCGACGAACAACGTTGTAGTCGTCATAGTGCTGGGATGTGTTGGTATCAATCTGGAGAACGTTAGTAGGATACGAGATCTCCTTCGTTACTGAATCGGGAGTTAATTCATAATGACGCTCAGTATTGAACACCCAACCTTCTGACTGAACCTGCTTATTGATTTCTCGCAGCGTGTTCAGGACAATGGCAACCTCTGGATTCTGAAGATCAAGGGTGGTGACAGGTGCCTGCCCCACAGAGCTAAGTATTTGGTTAACAGCATCCAGTTCGGTGGACACAGCATATGTAGGAAAAGGCATTGTACCTATCACTTAGGAATAAAAAAGGGGGGAGCCATTAAAGACTCCCCACAAAGATCAGACAGCAGTACGGCTAGCGTCGAGGGCCGGAGAATCGGCCTCCACACCAGTGTATGCAAAGCGAAGACCTTGGGTCTCCGAGAACACACCCGAAGCAGTGCTCGGGTTAGCACGGCTGGTACGAGCCACGGAACGGCGGACAGCGTGGTTGTCAGAGACAGCCAGGTTGCCGTTATCAGAGTAGGTCGAACCGAGAGCGCCAGCTACAGTGCGGGTAGAGAACACACAGGTTCCAGCCACACCGTTGTCACCAGCGGCAGAAGCAGCGTTTGCCATTGAAAACCTCAGTTAGTGTAGGAAAGTTTGGTGACGCGGAAGGTTGCGTTGCTACCACCACCAACAAGGGTCAAGACATCGCCAAGACGATAACCATCGCCACCATTGGCAACGGTGTTAGCAGCAGCAACGACACCACCGGTTTGAGTCACGGTGACAGTTGCGCCTGTACCATTATTGCTATCAGTAGTGGTAGCAAGGGTACCGTTGGAATAACCAGTACCACCGCTAATCCGCGTCAGCTCAGCAATGGTTCCACCTGCACGGCCAAGTTCCACAGGGGGAAAGGCGTTCCAGGTTTGAGAAGTAAGGGTATCAATACCCCGTCCCGGATTAACAGCCATTGGTAAATACCTCTAGCTATCAGGAACGAGCCGACTGAAGCTCAATAGCAGCAGCAGGATTCAGGGTGCCGCAGCCCATGGCCATACGGCCCAGGATCACATCGCCCTGATAGATCACGGACACGTCGCCGCTGGTCACTTGCACTTGAGGACCAACAGCTTCCACCACACCAGCAGCTTCCTTACCGTAGATGAGACCACAGTGGGTCGAGAAGTCACCGGAATAGTTGTTGTTTTCACCGTTAACGGCAGAGATGCTGCCAGCCAGGAAGGGCAGGTTGTTGGAACGCTTGATCGAAATACCAGCGATCTCATACAGACCTTCGCCGCTGTTCAGGCTGCCTTGGCTGTTGCCATAGTCACGGTTGAGGATATTGCTATCCACTTGGCTGATCAGAGCGTAGTACTGACGCGGGGCCAGCACAGCAGTACGACCCTGCTTGGGCACGTTCTTCTCATCCAGAATGCTGGCAGCTTCAAAGAAAGAATCCACCAGAGCTTGGGCATCAAACTCCTTCTGCACACCCAGTTGGATCACAGAACCACCGGGCTCGGGGCCAGGGGCAGCGGTGATCGGGTGAGCTTCACGAGCAGCTTTGGCGATCTGACGGAAGATCTTCTTGTCATAAGCCTCAGCCAGAGCGTGGCCGATCTTCTTGGAGATCTCGCCACGGAGGTCGTAGTGAGCCAGGGTCTCATCCAGGTCGTACACGAAGGCAGAGCTGACGAGAAGGTCATCACAAACGATGGTCTTTTCGGCCACCGGAGGATCACCGCCACCCAGAATCGGGGTACCAGGGGTGTGATAATCCGCCGTCATACGGCCAGTAAAGATGAACTGAAGGGACTTACCATTCTTCAGGGTGCGACGCATCACAGTGTCACGAGCGATACAAGCCGACTCGTAAGCTTTGAACAGTTCGCCGCTAAAGATTTTCAGGTAAGTAGCGTACTTGGTATCATAAGCGGTACCAAGAGCAAGGGGGGTACTAGAAGTTTGGTTGATAGTACCCAGAGAGGTAACGAGAGCGTTAGCCATTGTTAGGTAAGAGAGAAAGTTGAAAAGGACTTGCTCTCAGATCTGAGAAATTTTTTCGCGCTATTTTTAAAAGGTGTCGTCTCTCCGACTGTCAATGGCTA